CCTTCCACAATTTACACCTCGTTCTCGCCGAGAAGATCCTACGCGTGAGACGGCGAATGCTAGGCAAATGGAGGCCTGGCAATCCAGTGTTCCGATTCAACAGGGCTTCTTCCGGCCACAACCTGCAGGGTCTGACTTTGGACCCAGGCCTAAGAATGGACTCAATGACCAGGCAGGCATTGCCACACGTAACAGGCCACCGATTTCCCTACCTGCTCCGGCCTTTGACCCTGCAGGACCGAAGCTTGTAGGAAATGTCTTCTTTGACCAACACGCACCTGAGTTCGACCCACGCAATGTCGCTAGAGAACTCCACGGTGCAGTGAAGGAGGATAAGATGGACCGTGGTGTAGCAGAGAGTCAAAGAATTATGGGCCGTGGATTCTCCAGTCGATATGTCCCACAGGGCTACGCTGAGGCGAATCAGTTTGATAGTCTACAGGCGTTTGAGCTCCTGAGACCCAAACTGGATGATGGATTTACAGATTATCGCTCTAATTAAAATAACGCGTATAAATATATAAGATGGCCAAGACTCGCAAGATGAAGTCTGGAAAGAAGAGTACGCGCAAGGCCACGCCTTGGACAAAGTTCGTCAAGAAGATCTACACGGAGATGAAGAAGAAGAACAAGAATGTCAAGCTCGGTGAGGCGATGAAGGAGGCTTCTAAGCGTAAGTCTGAGATGTAGGACTTTTGAAAAAAGTCCGCAAAATCTCTTTCGGTCAAAGGATCCGCAAAATCTCTTTCTAACCAATCAAATGTCCACTGCTTAAGTTAAGCATTAGACATTTGATAATCTTTAAAAATAGATTAACCTAGTAAGATGCTCGGACTCCCTGAGTTCCTAGTTGTATTCAGTGAAATCATTCTTGCCTCCTATCCTATTCTTATTAAGTCGGTCCCCACGAATTTATTCACGCAAATCGTATCACGAATGTCCGTGTACGGCTGCCTAGCCTTTTTACTATTGCTAGGGAAACCCAAGGATCTCGGTGCCGTATCCCTGAGTGGTCTCGCTGGCGGAGGTCTCCTAAATCTTGCACACGTCGCCGCGAGTTACAAGGCCTTTTCCGACTTACCTGCTGGTAATGCTATGGCCATCTTCTATGCCTTTCCCGTCTGGAATATCTTAGGAGCCTGGTTGCTTCTCGGTGAAAAAATACCTATGGAATCGGTACCTTGGATTGTGTTAGCGTTCATCGGAATGTTGATGGTTGCACAACCTGATGTAGGGTCTCTGCTAACAATGGACAAACCCTTCGCGACCTTCTGTGCAGTGATGGCTGGAGTGACAGAATCTGCGATCTACTTCTTTTTCAAGATGATGGGCAAGGAGGAAGGAACCTTCAAGGGAATGTTTGAACTCTACGGAGGTTCCTTTTTCTGGCTTCTGCCTGTAATCTTAGGGTCATCATTCGGACAATCTTTACCCAGTGAGATTTTGCGCACTTTTTTCAAAAGTGCTCCTAAGGTGGATTTCTCCTGGAAGATTTGGGCACCGATGTTGCTGTTCAATGTATTCGTTGGATTCACTGGATACGCGATGCGTTTCTCTGCAATTCCGATGGTTTCCACGATTATCTTTAGCGTCCTAAATCTCTTTGGAATTGTGGCGGCCTATGTGTTCGGCTACATCTTTGAGGGGGAAAAGCCTTCTTGGACGGCTGTAGGTGGTGCCTTGGCGATTATGGTGGCGAATGGGGCCTTGTTGTCTAAGGGTTAAACTATAAAATAGCTTTGTATATTAAGAATGGGAGAACCTAAAACAATCCATACTCCACATTACACATTTATTGTTGACATTAGAAATAACTTTTCAAGAGATGTATGGTTTTCACAACATTTAGTTGTCGGTGATCCTAAGAAGCCATGCTTATCGCTAAATATAAGTACAGTGGAATCATTGAGTGTAATACCGAATAATAAAATAGATACAGCCAAATTATGTAATATAGAAGCACTTTATAATTGTGTACTTGAAGATGATGCTGAAGATTTATTTTCAAAATATTCTTTTGGTAAGGAACTCTTAGAATGGGTTATTGAATATATTAAGGCTGAATTTAAACATGTGAAGTTTTTAGAATTGGATGATCAATCATATATTCCTTGCAATAGAGAAACCAATGAAACTCTGGATTTATTGACGTATAGTATTGCTGTAAATAAGAAAACCTGGTATGAATTAAATTTCAATGCATTTATTAATGATAAGCAACTCTATGAAAAATACAATAAGCAGGTTCAAGCCTATTCTTTAGAATCTACAAAGTCTGATAATTGGGACAATTTTTTCTTGAAGAATGTGACATCAATGTATGCAAGGGATATGATTCTACAAAATGAAGGCTTATACAAGAATATGTATGAAGAATCTAAGACATTTCCAGAATTCTTTAGAAAACTTGCAAATGCAGTAGGTAAAGAAGAAAAATGCAAATTCTTCAAATGGTGGCTACAGGAATTCATAAGTTCAAATATAAATATTAGTAGACGATGGACAATTAAACTCAAGGTTGATGGTGGGAAATCACAACGTAAAAGTCGTAGATTAAGGAAATAATTTTATACCGTAAAAATTGAAATTAATTAATCATTATAATCTGCATAAAATGCCGACCTTTTATGGAAAACCTAATCCTCCAGCATTTGAGAATATGGGAAAAGCCTGGAAGGATGAGGAACTCATTCAACTCCTAAAAGAAGTTAAAATGAAAATGTCTATTGATACAATTGCAAAGGCGCATAAGAGAACAACTGGTGGTATTACATCCCGCTTAAGATCTCTAGCCGCAGATTATTATTGCAATGACGATATGCCTGTAGATCAGATTATGGTTATCACTGGACTTCCTAAGGATTCAATTATTGATGCAATTAGTAAGCGTGAGTACCAGAATGAACTCAAAGAGAAAAAGGCTGAAATGAAGGTAAGCAAGAAAAAGGAATATTCTGAAAATATTGAAGATTACGTACTATCAAAGGTATTACCTGAAGTCCCTAAAAAAAGAGAGCCAGAATTACCTGATCTAAAGGAAATCCTGGCTTTGCTGAAATCCATTGACAAAAAAGTGACCGAATATATACAGGAAAGGACACTCTTTGAAAAGGACTAAATCATTTACCCACGCAAATTTCCATATCCAATCAATGGATTGATTTGAACATATGGCGACGGCAGAATGGCATTTTTAATGGCATTCACCACCTGATTTACAGGCATAGACATAGACATAGAGGCAGGTCCTAGAGACGCTGAGGCATAAATCTTATCATTTTGTAGTGACAAGGATGCACTCGGATTCATCGTCATTGCTGATGTTGATACACTGGTTTGTCTATTCACGTGAGATTGCTTTATAAATCCACATCTCGCTCGAAAGACATCCATATTCTCCGTGGCCATAGAGGTATTACAGGCTGCACAGATGGGTCGCAGATTCTCCACGCTCGTAGAACCACCATTGGCCTCCGCTACAACGTGACCACAATGAAATGAATTCATCTTGATTTCATTGATGCCACAGCAGAGACACTTCGTCTTGGCAACGTCGTCACCGACCCACTTGGCCCAAGAGAGATCCTTGACTACCTTGGGAATCGACTTCTTTTTCTTGGCTGGGGCCTTGGCCTTTTTAACACTCTTTGGACCCTCTTCAGATGTATCAGAGGAGGTTTCAAGGTCTCTACGAATACGCTCGATAAGGTCCATTTTGTATCTGCAAAAAAATGGAAGGCTCTCTCAATTTTCATCTAGAAATCTTCATCTTCATCACCATAATCTGCGATTTGCATTTCAATCACTGTACACATATGCAACCATTGCAAGGGTCTGAATAAGAGATTATACTGATGATAATCAATCATCTCATCTCCATCCATCATCAACATCAGACCCGCAGATTGTGTAACAGTCGGATCTCTAGATCGGATCTTAATATTATAATGCGGCATATGACTACTTACAAATTCTATCTTGATATCATAATCGGACTCCTTCAGATTACAGGAATCAATCGCATCCGTTATCAGATTATAGACGTTCTTCATTGGTTGCAGTATAAGGTTGGGATTTAGCTGCAATTTTTGAACTGCGTATTTTTACCCTCTAGGGCTTTCTGAATTCAAGGGCTTTTGCGCACTTTTTTTAAAAGTGCTGAGTAGAAAATGGGTCTCTTCCTATCCAAACAATACATAGAATCATCAAAAAAGTTAGCGTCATCAGAATCCAAGGTAGAGCAGGATATACAAAAACAGAAGGTCCCGGTAGAATTAAAGTCAATAGATAATACGAAATTAAAAACAATCAATACAAAGTATGTTAGATGATAAGTTAACAGGCAATAAAATTGAATTTCTGGCATTATATAGTAATACTACACAATGTCAAAAAAGCCACGGTACGATGACACACAAATTTGGAGAAGTAGTGAGATTGTCAATCTCCTAAATGCAGTGAAGGCAAAGACTTCTCTAGGATCACTTTCTAGTATGTTCAAACGGAGTCCAGAATGCATCAAGGAAAAACTCAACAATCTAGCGGCAGATTATTATTTCACAGATTTGAAGGTGTTCAAGGAAATCCAGGAGGTTACTGGTGTCGAGGAGAAGGATTTCTTGGTGACCCGATTCAAACCGGCAGCCAAGGTTGAAATGAATATCACTCCTCCACCTGAAAAAATTGTAGAAATAGAGAACATTGATATCTGCACATCAATGGCCTTCAATATTCTTGATACAATTATTGGGACAACAATCCTCTTGAGAAGCACAGTTCAGGAACTTAGTTCATTCAATCAACATTAGATAAGAGATTCACATGAGTTTTTGCGAACTTTTATAGGCGAAGACATATAAAAAGTTCATTTAATCGAAGCCAACAGTGAGTTCAACATCTCGGCGGCACAGAGTTTGAGGAGGACTCGCCTGGAAACTTGTCCGCACTCTTTTTGTTTTTGACTTCGCCATCGTCTGCGGCGAACCAGCATCGCCCTGGGTTGCATCCGACTTCTCTGAAGATTCTGACTTCTCCGTTGACCCCCGTGTAGAGCGTGAGCGACTCAGCTGCTTCATATGCTGGTTCATCTCCTTCTCCACCACCTCACGGTGCTGCTTCAGATACTCAATGATATTCTTCTCAATTGCCCAGCGAAAGAAATTCAGTTTCCCCACCGTCGTCACAAAAGGCTCCACGCCAGGGAGGCTGAACATAATGCGCTCACGTCTGCAGAAGGGGTCAAAGAGTTTCTTGGAATACGCCTTCAACTGACTCTTATAACTCATATAGACCATAAACTCCTGGCCATTCAGGATATAGCCAATCGTGTGGCGCTTGGCGTAGTTCGTCACGAACCAGTCAATCAGACGAAGACTGATGATGCTTGTGCCATCAAGAAGCTCCATAATCTCCTTCATATCCTTTCTAGTAGTATAGAAGCCTTGAAGACTCATTACAATCAGCTCCTGCTTGCAATGAATCTTACGCTTTCTTGTCTGTGAATCGGCCACCGTACTTTCAATTGCTTGTTGTGGTACTAAAACTGTAAGTGGCTCTACACCATTCATTATAGTATGTTCATTTACGGATTTCTTAAGTCTTCGTTTATGTTAGATAGGAATGCTCGGGGGGCATAATCCAAATATAAGTCTACTTCCGGATAATCCATCTGCTCAAATAGCCCCTGTACAAGGGGGTGGTGGCTCAGGTGAGGGAGCTGCAATCGATTCCTGGAAAATATTGCCCGTACAAATTCCTGAAGGCACACTGCCCAAATTATCTGTAACAAGTGGAAATCTCACGAAATTCAAGAACACCTGGAAAAGAACTCTCGGACCGAATGTTCCATCCCGCAAAAACAATCGTGCCGATCCCCATATTTGCGTAGGAGCCATAAATGTGGCAGAATGCCAGACATACATTGTTGCACCTCTTCGTGGAGATAAAGCCGCAATGATACGCATTATGGCCTGGGCCAATGAGATTCTCATCGATTATCCAACGGCCCACGTTGTCTTTATGGGACCACTGAAGGGTTCTCAGGATGATGCCTTTATCGAGAAACAGATTCAGGCTCTACAAGTCAATTATCCTGGTCGTGCCCTCTGTGTTTGTCAAGAGGATACAAGTCTTCAGATACTAGATGGCCTCGTTCTTCACGCGGTACCTAAGACGAGTAAGCAGATTGGCTTGGGATTCTTGCCTGACCCAGATGCAGTCTATCACCGGTCATCTAGAGCGCTTGGATGTCTGACGATTGATACTCTACGTATTCCCAGAGGATCCAAGGCGATTCAAAGTGAGATGATCTTTGAACTGGAATTTATGAAGCCCTACACGAGTTATGATCCTGAGAAGGAGTCTATGAGCAAGCTAATCCGTGAAAGCACTACACTAAATGCACCATCCGGCTGGGTAACTGAGGTTGTCTTTGGAACAATGCTTGGAGGAGCTCCATCTACAACTATACCAACTTCAGAAAGAATTCAAAAATCAATTGATACATTTGAAAAGATGCAGGATAAAGAAACTGATTTAGATAAAAAAGAGAAACTCAAGAATCAAATCACATTGATGAAGGAAATTCTTACACTTCGAAAAGAACTTGATGGTATTAAAGGTAGAACTAAGGCAAATAAAGATCTTAAAACTCCGATTATAACGAAAATAAACGATTTATACATTAAAATCGACAATTTAAAACTTCCACCTCCTCCACCTCCACCTCCGCCACCTCCGCCACCTCCGCCACCTCCGCCACCTCCACCTCCTCCACCTCCTCCGCCTCCACCTCCACCTCCACCTCCACCTCCACCTCCACCTCCTGGACCTAGCCCTACACCAACACCAACACCAACTCCTACACCAACACCAACTCCTATATCAACTTCTACAGCTGCATCTGATCCAGAAAATACAGTCCGCATCTTTGTTGATAACGGATTCTATCAAATTCGTAAGGCAACTCCAGCTGTCATTGCTAAATGGAATGAGGGTGAGTTTACAGAGAATGAGAAAAGACTCATTGATGACCAAGAACTAAAGTATATCAATCAGGTGATTGCCCTCTTTTTACAAGGTTTAGTTGAGCATAATTGTGATACAGAGATGAGCACAATGTTAAGCCCAGCCTGTGGCGTGTATCGATATATTCTTGCTGATAGAATGTATAATAGATTAGCTGATAAAGCGGCAGGTAAGGTTTCTAGTGGACTTTCTGGACCTGGACCTGTTCCTGGACCTTCTGGATCTGCTCCTGCACCTGGACCTCCTGGACCTGCTCCTGCACCTGGACCTCCTGCTCCTGGACCTCCTGCTCCTGGACCTCCTGCTCCTGGACCTCCTGCTCCTGGACCTCCACCTGCAACTGATACAATCCCAGATCCAAGTCCAGAACAACTAAAGGAATTTAAGGAAGGATTGACCGCTCTCCTTAAAACACATAACCCTAGTATTGAAACGAAATGTAAGAATGTTCAAGATAAAGAGTATGTACTATTCTATAAAATCCTTAAATTAAAGCTATCAGGAAAGTTAACAAATTTAGAATTTTCAAAAAGAATAAAGACTATGCTTGGAATTGATAATACTATGACATTTAAGAATACATTTAATACAGATATTAAGGAACTTACCCGTTGTATGCCTATCAAAGCAACTAAAAACACGGCTGGGTGGATTACACTAAAAACTGACTTTAAAAATCCCATATTTCAAAAGATTATAGAAAAGTTTAATCGTATATATGAGTACGATATTGATGGAGGTGACATAAATCTTTCGGATGATATTATACCTGATTTATTAGCGGGTATACCTGTCCCTACCACTGGAGGCACACGTAAAAAGCGCCAAGGTGCAAACAGAACTCTTAAAAAGAGAAAGTAAAGAGATTCAATAAAATATAAAACGTATGATTCTCATACATTTTATATTGATTCAATGTGATTGATTATTAAGATAGCACTAGCGGCTTTGCCGCTTATACACGGGGGAAGTTGGCTTCGCCAAGTAAACCTGCGTGTGTTTACACACGGGGGAGACGGCGAAGCCGTCAACACCTCACGATAAGCGGCTTTGCCGCTTATACGCGAGGGAAGCCAACGAGGTTCGCGCCTAGACCGAATCCAGCACCCTGGCGAGCCGTGACCGCGATCGAGGGCGTGAACGTGTCGAGGAGAGCGAACGTGGCGAACGCCGCAACACCGATCGTGAGAACCTCACCGTACGAGGGCTTCTTAGGGTTGAGGACGAGTACCGCGACGAACGCCACGACGAGGCCCTCGATGGCATACTTGAGTACTGATGTTAGAACGTCGCCTAGGGGAAAGTCCATCTCTTATACTTGAACCCTAGAAATTTCTTTTACTGCGTTCGCATACTTTAAGAAAAACTACGGTTATCTTGCAGACCCAATGTCATCCAACGAGAAGCAGATTAAGGAAGATTTTCTCGAGGAGGATCCCGAAATCCGCAGCCAGAAGTTTGTTCTTCTATCCTTCTTGAGCCCTGAGAATGTTCTTGATAACAAGGACCAATTCTTTTTCGGAGAATTCCTAAAGCAGTACGAGGTTGATTTTAAGATTCGCAATCTGGAAACCTTTCTCGTTTCCATTGTCCGGGGAGTAAATGATAAGTTAACTCAGGAGGCCGATCGGATGGATGCTGAATCGAAGGATCTCAGCGGTGCATCCGCCATCTGCCGTAAGGCTCGCCTCAATATGGGTTCCATCCTTGAAACGTATTCAAGCTACGTTAAGGAGAACAATTCATCCATTAAGACGGATGCTCTCAAGGAGGCCTATGACGATTTCCTCTTCAAGAACCAGCTAAAGCTCGAGGAGGAGTTCTTCGCCAAGAATGAGTTCCGCACCACGATGCGTGGGTTGAAGGTCCGGGGTGTGACTGGAACTCACGGTGAGGCCGTAGCGATGTCCAAGAAGCTCCAGCGCTCTGACCCCATCCACAATATCTTCCTCGGAGAGGTCGGTAAGTGGCTCCCTTGGGACCCGAAGCCCCACCAGGTTCAGGAGCAGGAGTATGCGGAGGACCAGCTCAACACCTTGATGAAGCGCTACAAGGACAATGAGGATGCGAAGGACAAGTTCGTATCCGACCAGCGCCAGGAAGCTGCGAGAGGTGCAAAGAAGGGACCGATTGCATCGGATGGTAACCCGGTATCCGGGGAGTCATCTGACGGGTGGGGGTCTATGTTTGGTGGTGATGACCTTGCGATGCGAAGAAAGCAGGAGCTAAAGGCCGATAACGATGCCCCAAAGGACACGATGGAGAAAATGGATTAGATTAGTTTAGTGTAAAATCATTCCAATCTGGCCATAGGCCTCTCCATCACTAGGGGCCGCAACATTCACGCAGGAATCATTCTGGCAGAATGTACCCTCGCCGCAGGGTGATTGCTTGCGCCCGCACGTGGCATTGAGGCCCTTGCACTCCTTCGCATCACACGACGCTCCATCCACGGAAATATTCACATTCGTATTCACACCTGTGTTTGCGTCTAGAGGGCTCGTAAATCCTTCAGAGCAGTATCCGTTAGAGCACTTCTGCTCCATCGGACAATGGTTGTCCGCTAGGCAAGGGAGCTGCGCCTTCTGGCCGGCCCAGGCAGGGGCGCGAGGGGCACCTCTGAAAAAGAGCGAGGCGAAAAATAGCGCGACGACAACGACTAAAACGAGTCCTAACTTTGTTCCGAGTTTTAACATTGCTATTCTGATTATGGTGTATAAAATCTTTAGTAGACTGGCAACTCATTCTTAGGGAGACAAGGTTTTTTTACGGAATCACAAAATCCATTCATACATTTTTCATCCTGGCTGCAGCCTTGAAAGCCTAGGCCACACGCAGGGCCTGAGGCCTTGAATCCTTCTTTTGTTTTAAATACAAAATAGAGCACTACAATAATTATCAGACTAGCTATTATTATAGTTACTCTGTTAAGCTTCATCTAAAAGACTTTTTTAAAAAAAAGTCTGGACTTTTGCAGGCGCAGCCATCAAAAAAGTCCGCAAAACACTATATCACTTTCTAGACTTTCTGGACTTTCTAGACTTTCTGGACTTTCTAGTTCTACTTCTTCTTCCACCAGCAAATGGCCAAAACCAGCTAGATTTAGAAGAATTCGTAGGTTTCATTGGCTCATACACTTTATTAGGGTCATTTCCTGTTTGTGTATTATTCCAAGGGCGGGGCTTACTTGGTGGTTTAGGTACAGGTTGTCTATTAGGCAAAAACATGCTAGGCTTTGAAGGTTGAGGCTTAGGTACATATACTGGTGCATTCAAAGCGACAGGGTTACCAGGTCCACTGAATACCTTAGATACAGTCACGGGTACTTCAACACGCGACGCAACTCCAACGTTTTTAGGAAGATTTGGTATACTATTGTTGCGAATGGGCTTATGCTCTGGAACTGGATCAAGATAACTTGGTGATTTTCTTCCACGATTTCGGTTTCGTATAGTTCCTCTATTTTTAGGAAGGTTGAAGGGCATTATTTTAGGTGTGTTACTCATATCTACTCTGGACTTTTAGAAAAAGTCCGCAAAACTCAGTTGCCTTTTCTAACCTGAATCTGCGGACCCTTGAGTTTCACCGAGTTATTCGGGTCATACTTATTTGACTCCGCCGTCTGTGATTCCAGATAATGAGCCGCACTGTGACTCCAGAATTCTGGCGCGCCAATCCGGAAATCCCCGTGAAGTTCCGCCTTGTACCAGAAAATGATATCCTCCAGCTTGTTACTCGTGGTATTGTTGCTGACAACTAGGCACTCGTAATTCGTCGTGCACTGGTCCATCACCTGGCAGAAAAACTCAAATGAGGGAAAGGCCGACCCATAGTTCTCAAAGATACGACGACGATTGTTCAAATACGGCTCACGCAAAATAAAGACATAATCCACATTTGTTCTCAAAACTGGTGCAATACCAAGGGGGTACTGCATAGTAATCAAGAAAAACACTTTCACCCAACGACCGTTCAAGAAGAGATAACGGATATTCAAGTCACGTGTCCAGGTGTCATCATAGAGACAGTCATCCAAGATGAGGAAGGAACGAGGGTCTATCCGGGATGTTCCCCCTGACTGCTGCTCACCCATAATCTTCTTCATAATCATCTTCTGGCGATTCACATAGTTCTGCAGGATGACTGGTGAATAGGCTCCGTGAATGAAGAGCGGCGGCACAATCTTCTTGTAGAAATCGTTGGATTCCTCTGTTCCTGAAATAACCGTTCCTAGAGGAATCATCTTGTGATGAAAGAGAACGTCGCGAACAAGAGTTGATTTTCCAGTACGGCGACGACCAATGAAAATGCAGACGGCATCCTCAGGGATTTGAGCCATGTTAAACTTTTTCAATTGAAGATTCATCGCTGCTGAAGCCATATTGCTAATAGGAAAACATTTTTCACTCAGGAATAAAAGGCGTGGACTTTTGGAAAAAGTCCGCAAAACCTGCACTTACTGCGCAAATTAACGCTTTCAGCCTTCTAGCCATTAAGTAATGTCATCTCCGTATCCGTCCCTGCAAACAATGGATCTACCCTCTCCAGTCATCTGGGATGTCAAACCGAATCCAGCGTTCCAGGCCGCTCTGGAAACGCGTTTCAAGCCTCTTCAGACCACCTATCCCGGAATGATTCGCTTCGGGAAATCCAGCAAATACAGTCCCTTCCTCCGTTTTGATAGTAAGTGGCATCTAGAGGAGTTCATCGGTGATGTGCCCCAGAAGTCCGGTCCCTTCCTAGGGCGAGCCAGACTCTTCAAGGACGGTCAACCACAGACAGGTCCTGGTTCTTTAATGGATATTTCTGGATTCTGCAAGATTACTCATCTTCTTGATGCTTATCGTATGATGCAAGGGAATTATCCGATGTCTCAGCACCCTGCCCTACCTGCCCCAGGCAAGAAATCGGCCAAGGTCTATAGCAAGGTACACGACCCTCACAATCAGGCCTACGTAGATGCCGTCGCCTCCTATATGCTCAGCAAGTTCCGTGAGGGCGACCATTCACCCCATTTCTCTTTATTTTATGGTTCCTATCTCGCCATTGCAAACAAGTACTATTACAATATCACGGAGGACTTCCAGGATATGCGTTTTGAATCGTGGTTCTGGCGTAAGAGAGAGCAGGGGCTCTTCAAGTTGATTGGATACCAGGGAGATTCCTTGCTGCCTGAGGATGACCCGTTGATGGAGGCACCGGATGATTTGTCATCTACCGACAGTTCATCTGAGAGCTCTATATCTGAGCTAGATGTAAGTAATATAGATGCCGCCTCGGTTGGCTCAGGTAGCCTAGAATCTGCATCTATTTCTACTGCGAGCCAGGCGAAATCTCAAGCTGAATCTGAGTCAGAATCTGACTCAGGGTCGGAGTCAGATTATGAATCTGAGGAATCACTCGACAAGGATATTACTCTATTTGCAGCGTTATCTGATTTCCCCACGATGCTCATCTTTCTGGAGGCCAATAAGGACACAATGGATTCCCTCTTAGAAGATGACTGTCCCCATATGACAGCGGTGATTGGCTCACCCGAGTGGGAGGCTCAGTGGTCTGCCTGGGTCTTCCAGGTGATCGCGGCACTCTGTCAGATTCAGAGCCTCTGGGCGATGACGCACAATGACCTTCACAGCAACAATATCTTGTGGACACCGACTGATAAGGAGTTCTTATACTACAAGACGCGCGATGGGCGCTTCTGGAAGGTACCGACCTATGGAAAACTATTCCGTATTATTGATTTCGGTCGTGCAATCTATACCCACAATGGAACTCTCTGCATCAGTGATGACTACTGGCCAGAGAATGATGCGGGGACCCAGTACAATTTCGGACCCTTGTATGACCCTTCGCAGCCGCGTGTCTATCCGAACCCCTCCTTCGACTTGTGCCGTCTAGCGGTCAGCATAGTAGAAGGTCTTTTCCTGGAGATTCCTCCAGATGTTGAAGGTGGTGTAGTTCTAAGTCGAGAGACAGACCGTGTGCAGAAAGAGACTGTTTCGCCACTCTTTAATGTGATGTGGTCTTGGATGATTGATGATGATGGACGCAATGTTCTCTGGGATGCCGACCAGTCCGAGAGATATCCTGGGTTTGATTTGTATCGGGTCATTGCACAGAAGGTGAAGCATGCGGTGCCTAGGGAGCAACTCGATAAGGAGCCTTTCGTCGGGTTCGCGATGTCCCTTGAGGACGACGTGCCTGGTGGCGAGAAGGTCTATTCCTTGTTTTGTTAGCACGTCTATGAGCTTTGCGTTTTCCACCTTTCATAGTGAATATTGATAGCCAATTCCAGGGGCTCAAGGAATTTTTAATCCATAACTCGGGATGGCAGTGAGGACAATCACTGACATCGGGAGAACAGCAGAACATATTTAGATTAGTAAGAGAAAATTATTTATCAAATTATCTTTCTTATAATTTTTGGTTGATCTGGCATTTTCAAGGATTTTATATCAGATACATTTAAAAATAAATCTCTTAAACGTTGTCTATAATTTATCCATTCATCTAGATTTGCGAGTGATTGAACATTATCGTAAGTTAGTAACCAGTCGCTATTTTTCAGTTGCATATCACGTTGAGAACGTAAATTCTTCGTTATATCACTTATATTTTCTGAAGATAACCATATGTTATAATCAATCCAATTTATATCAACTGGAAACTGGTCCTTATTCAGATTTTTTGTATTAATCTTTTCTACAACACTTGTAAATTCAGATTCATTCGTTGGTTCTATCCAATCAGAATCAATATCAATTGAATACACTCTTCTTGAGTGAATATAATATAATAATTTCATACTATTATTATATTATAAAAACTATCTTTAGATGAATCTTATTCATATGTAATATTAATTGGACCATTTGTAGGAAGTGTCATTGCAGCAGTATAATTTGCACCATTATCTCCTGACTGCATTTCCATATTAATTTCTATGCGAAACTTTACAGTATATGCTCCAAATAATACCATTTTGAACATTTGTGATGTAATACTATTATTCTTTTTTGTATCTTGTACAGATAGAATACCAGGGAACGTACCAAACAACAGATTAGTACCATAAAACTGACCGCCCACTGAAGCTGCATTTCCAACTGTATCAGCCCCAAAGTCACCATTTAAATCTGTACTAAAAGACTGAAAAAATACAATATATGATCTCGTACCACTTGAATTTGTTAAATCTACATATAATGCATAATAAGGTAGGTTAGAACCTCCAGCGCGTGTAAAACGATTTGTTCTACCTCCACCCTTAAACGTCATCCCTGTATATATATCTCCATATGCTAGTAAATATTTAGTTGTAGTATAAGTGCCAATTGGCTGCGATATATTTACGTATATACGAGGATTTGAACCAGAAAATCCACCCCAAATTGAATTTGTTGTATTTTGTGATGTAGCTGGGCTGAAATACCAAATGTATGCGCTATTTGGATTACTTGAAAATAATGAAGGTGTAGGTAAATTCGTCAATCCAGATCCGTTTCCACTAAAGATCCCACTTGAATATACATTTCCATATAAATTTGTCTGACCTGTCACGTTTAGTCCACCATTCATCGTTACTTTAGCTCCCACGCCTAAGATACCACTTGAATATACATTTCCATATAAATTTGTCTGACCTGTAACGTTTAGTCCAGCATTCATCGTTACTTGAGCTCCCACACCTAAGGTACCACCGCAATTAAGAGCTCCACCACAATTCAGACCTATTGCCGCATATACATTTCCAGTTATATATGTATCTCCATTATTACCTATAGTAAATATATCAGTTGCAACTGAATTTCTAAAATTATATCCACTTGCAGAACCAAAATATGTTGTACTGTTATATCCATAATATAAGCGATTTATTCCATCCGTTGATGTATTCCAAAGATTCGCTGAAAATTCAAGCGCACTACGTAAATGCATACCACCCGCATCTATGAAAGCAACCGTTCCACCAGCCGGCGCAACTGTGAATACTCCATTTACTTGTGTAGTTCCATTATTAGCTATAGTCAATATATCAGTTCCAACTGAATTTCTAAAATTATATCCATTTAGAGATCCAAAATACGTCCTTGAATTATTCTCAAAATATATACGATTTACTCCATCCGTTGATGTATTCCAAACGTTCGCTGCAAATTCAACTACATTACGTAAATGAATACCACCCGCATCTATGAAGGCAACGGTTGCACCAGCTGGTGCAACTGAGAAGGTACCAGTAGTATACACACCCGAATTATTTATAGTCATCATAGTCGTCCAAGAAGGTATAGCCCCAGAGGTACCGGTATAAAATTGGATTCTTGACTGACCCATTTCTATACGGGATGATGCACACGCATAATTTTTATTTGCCCACGCTCGATTATGTGTATAAGCATTATATGTTAGATTCCAAACATCCCATAAAAACCCATAATCCGCAATCATATGTCCACCAGAATTTCCTGTACAATGAAACATTGTATAATATTGATTTGATCCAAAAAGAATTCCATTTCCCCCAGCATAGTAGCCTGTGATATTCGAATTCGATATTTCAATACCATTGGTTGCAGCATAGCCAACGGCAACACGGAAATTCCCACCTGTCACACTTACACCATAAGAATCCATTACCGCCTTTTGCCCCATTGATGTATTGAAATAAATGGCATTATCTGTTGACTGGCTAGCATAGGAAGACTTTGCGCCTTCTATCACAATATTTGCCCCTGGTATATTAATTCCTCCTCCCCAAGTCAATCCTTGCCCCTGAAGAACCAAATTATGAGCAATGGCAAATTTACCACCATCAACGTTTAATACAGGGAGTCCTGCATATATATATTTATGCATCGGTGCATAATTATACGTACCAGATACACTATAATAAGCACTATCCTGATTATTTCCAACATATAAGGACCCATAATCTATTGTTAAACCACTTAGATTTAATGTGGTAATTGTAATAGGACTAGGTACAGCTCCAGGGCTGTATGAATTTGAACCGATTTTACAAGCTTGAATAATATAGGACCCACCTGTCCCAGCTGGAATATTACTGTAACCCATTGCATATTTATATACAGTAGTCCAATTTCCTACCGTCGTATTATAACCACCTATTTCCATCATAACACGATTTGACGTATAATATCCAATGTAATTTAAGAGAGATAGAATTGTATCACTTGATGATACACCAACAGTTCCATCTCCACCTGTTGAAAATAATCCTTCTACATATACACTCCCATTATATAGGGTTGTCATACTATATAGACCCATTAATAAATATTTTTCACTACGCAGAAACCACAGATATGGATGCACCTCCTACCGATGTTCCATTGGCATTTTGCGTTTTTACTGTAAAGGTATAGGTCGTACCACCTGTTAGACCTGTAATAGTAGCCGTCGTTGTACTCACTGTTACCGTAGTCGTCAAATACGTGACTATATATCCTGTAATTGAAGACCCACCTGTAACTGAGGGTGCTGACCAATTCAAGGTGACCGAACCCGTGCCTGCTGCTGCACTAAGACCGGTCGGTGCATAAGGGAGACCAGGTGTAGCCGAAATGATTGCCGGCGTTAAGGAACTACCCGTCGCATTTGTTGCATAGACCGAAAAGGTATATTGAGTCCCATTTGTCAATCCCGTGATTGATTTTGTAAATGTTGTACTTGAAACTGTGCTATTGATTCCAGAATAGCTTATCTTATATCCTGTTACTGTACCCCCACTCGATGGTGCTGCCCAATTCAATTGCACACTCGCATTTCCAGGGGTTACAGTAAGATTCGTCGGTGTACCAGGGGCACCTGGTGTTATACTAATTGTTGCACCTACAGAGTTTCCTGCTGAATTTGCTGCGTTTAATGTAAAAGTATAGGTGACACCCTGTGATAATCCACGGATAACAACCGTTCTAACAGAAGACCCAGTTGTATATATGAGTCCTGTATCAGACACAATATTACCACTTGAATCATAGATATTACCAGATGAATCGTAGACTTTATATCCTAAGATTGCAGATCCACCCGTTGAAGGTGCAGTCCAATTTAAGGTCGCCGTATTTGTTGTACTCGTACCCGTTAAATTCAATGGTACAGATGGGACCGTAAATGGAGTTACGGTTGTTGATACCGATCCTAGAGATGTACCATTTGCATTGATTGAAACTAATATAAAGGTATAGCTTGTTCCGTTGGTTAAGCCAGATACTGTAGCACTGGTTGCAACATTACCAGAACCATCATCGAGTACATTATTAGATGAATCATATATACTATATCCCTTTGCTGTAACACTCGTTGAAGGTGCAGCCCAGTTAAGTGAGACACTCGCATTTCCACTCGATGCAATAAGATTTGTCGGCGGATCAGGAAGCCCTGGAGTCACAGAGATTGATACAGGCGTTGAAGATAAACCCACTGAATTCTTTGCAAATACTCTGAAAGTATACTGTGTTCCATTTTGTAAACCGCTAATGGTTCGTGTAAAAGTCGTAGGCGAGGTACTATAGATATTCCCAGAAGTATCATTTACGAAATTACCGGATGTATCATATATATTCCCTGATGTATCATATATGTTATACCCTAGAATTGCCGAACCATTCGCTGAAGAGGCGGTCCACGTAAGTGTTGCCGTTGCATTTCCAGTTACCGCACTAAGTGACCCTGGTGTACCAGGATATCCAATTGTCACCTGAACAGGAGTTGATGAAGGTGAAGCTCCACTTGAATTCAAGGCAGTTGCTGAGAATGTATAAGTCTGCCCATTGGTTAGCCCGCTAATTGTAGAGCTAGTCGCTATATTTCCAGACCCATCATATTTTAGATTACCAGATGCATCATACACTCTATAGCCTGATATATCACTACCTCCATTGGATGCAGGTGCCGTCCAATTGAGAATCGCTAACTGATTTCCAGATAGAGCAACTAGATTGGTGGGTGAACCAGGTAATCCGAGTAAGACAGCTGGAAAAGTTGCGAATGAAGCAGAATTTCCAATGGCATTCGTTGATTTTATACGAAATGTATATGTAGTTCCATTCGCCAGACCAGTCAACGTAGCCGTTGTAGCTGTTGTAGTTGTAAAAATAGACCCTGTATCTACAACAAAGGTATTTGTAGCAGGATTATAAATATTCCCACTTGAATCATAAACCTTGTAACCCGTGATAGGAGCCAATCCAGTTGTCACTGGCGCAGTCCATGAAAGAGTTGCCGTTGCATTTCCACCTATAGATGTAAGGTCCGTTGGCACACTAGGTATTGTGAATGT